GCTTAATAAAAGCAGGGGTCCTCTCCAAGCAAAGCTCGGAGTACCAGGTCAAATGACCAAACTAGCCTGAGAGGCTAACAAAGGACTTCAGTCCAGTACTAACCAGGGGCCCAGACTAGGCCACTGTGGCACTTGCAAAAGTTTCTTTGCAAGCCGATATCGAGGGCTATTAACCTTCGACACGTCACCCTTGCGGTCCTTTACGGGTTCACTTGCTCTCTTTTCGAGCGCATGTAAACTAAGTACTAACAAGCCCTCTCCTGATTTTTGAAGAGTGCTGTACTTTCGGACGTGATGCTGAGTGGTGTAGCCCTCTACCCAACCCTTTCGGGATTTGGGTGTTGGACACACTTCATCAAAATCGCGTACGACCGCGCCATCCCCGAAACCTTCGGGAATGGAAAGGTCCTTATAACGATCAGTCAAACCTGCAAGACAACTCTGCCATGCAGGTAGGAGATCCCCATCGCAACCCCAGCCTATACCGGTAAATCGGTGGGCCAGTCTGCGAATGGAATTCAAAAGCCAAAGAAGGCTCTCCTGATCGTCTACCATATGTTTTAGGTAGAAGGGTGTAACATCGCGTCCAGAGAAAAAATGCTTTCCGCACGATTCTCTGAAACTGCCTGCTAAGAAAGTCTTCTCGACATTAGTCATAAAACCGACTTCTGCCAAGAGTTCTATCAAAACAGGAGCTAAATCAACGCTGGTAACAATATCGTCACCATAAACGCTGATTACGCGACCTCTCATCTTATAGAATTTGGCTACGGCTCGCGCGAGAGTCAGAAACAAAAGAGACTCGAGTTCGAACGTATAGCCATTTCCCATAGATGAAAACTTCGACAGAAACCACGGGGTCAACCCGCTCGCTTTGTCGAAGCTAAGGCAGGTGTTCACACACCTGACGCTCTTCAACCCTACCAGCCAATCCTCGGGAAGTATTACTTCAACGAGTTCTCGACTGATAGAATCTGAAGCGCTAGCAAGATCAATTGTGGCCACTTCTCCGTCTTTAGAACCTTTGTACGCAAGTACTTGGTTCAGAGACTGATCGTTAAGGTCACAACCGGCTCGTTTGAGCCTTGACCGCATCAAACCGCCTATTCCCTTCTGATAAAACATATTCAAAAGGGGTTCGACGGCTATGACACGGTCCGTTCTTGCATCCTTAGGCACAGTGATCAACTTACTGCCGAGGCACACCTTTGGGTGTATCCCGTTGGCCTCTCGGAATTTCTTCCAGAGAGGAGCGGATTCAATGAATGCCGCGTCCACAGTAAGACATTCCCCTGTCGCAGTCGGCTCTTTGTGACCGATCTTGTAGTATGGGTGGCTCCTCCTTCTTGGGTTCCCGACGCTTGCGCCGGGTCCGAAAGAAAGGAAGGGCTCCGTGCGATCCCAGGAAAATTTACCTAGGATAAGACGACA